GTGAAAGAGTCTTAAATATGGAACGTTGGTACGTTTTAGATGGCAGACATAGATCTGATCATCCTCAACATGGTATTTACACTGGGCTTGCGGCTAAAGGTGAGGAGCTAGACAGTTTTGAAGGAGTTGTGTAACTGTTCTCATTGCAAAGAGCTACGAAGGCAACAAGCAAGGCATGGAAAGTGGCAGGAATTATTGCTAGATATAGAGAAAAACGATGAAAGAAGCAGAAATTCCTCTTGACTTTTCATTTGTTATGGAATTAGCTAATCCTCCTAGTCTTGAAGATGAACTTCAATTAGAGAAAGAAATTAGATCTATCAAAGCTTGTACTGATATTGAACAAGTAAAAAGGTATGCAGAAGATATTGCTAGACAGAATCATCAACAAAGTATTTTTATTGCTGGTTGCTTAACTAGGGTTGCTGAATTACAAACAATGGTTGTTAGAAATATGGATAAACAGCCTAAAAAAAGCACTAATTTGCTCAAAAAAATATTAAAGCTAGAATGAGTCTGGAGTTGAGACTTGCTCCATTGCGAAAACAGAACCTCTTGCATATGATCCCCAGTGCAGGAGGTTTTGTTATTTATGCAGACTGTTCAAATTTAGCGTTACGTCCAGTACCTATCCATTTTATTTCGTGATCTGAAACAGGAACTTCAGGATGTTGAACTGAGTACCAACGATAATCGCAAATAGGACACCACCTACGTCTAATCGTAACCTTATCAGAGGTGCGTTTAGTCAATACAACCCTTGTCCTAGCGTTGGCACACTTAGGGCAATCTGCTTGAATTTTATTGATCATTTATGGTGCTGGAACAAGTATGTGTTGTGCATGCTCTGATGTTCTACCATCAGGCCATTTAACGGTGTAGTAACAACTTGGACGTTTTCTGCTATTAAATTTTTCTTTCATCTCGACAATTGTTCCAGCCGTAGAATCTATTGCTAAGAAAACTCCTGTATTTCTTTTTTTATTTACTCGATCATTGAGTTTGAATCTTGGTGTTGCTGGCATTTGTTTTTTTGTAAATAAATTTGGACGAGTTTTTTTTTGCTGTAATGGGTTGTTGTTCCAGCCAATGACCTTAGTTGTCTTGCTGTAAGTGTTTCGAGGAATCTTGCAAATCCTTGATATGGTTTAGGGCTTTTATAAACAAAAAAAGATCCTACCCAGTTAAGAATCTTCATCGTTTTGCAGTAGTTCTAATACAGAATCGATTTTAGCTTCGACTTTTTTAAGTTTAGCTTTTTCTCTACCTTCTGTTCTTTTTGAGACAATTTCTTTCCAATTTTTTGCATCTGCTAATAATATTTTTCTATACTCTTTTGGAAAGGTTTTCTTTAAATATTTCTGTATCAACTCATTGGCATGCTTGCTAGGTTGCATGTTTAAATCTTTACTAATATGTTCTGCATATAATTTACCTGAAGCTGGAGGAAGTAATACTTGAACTATATATTTACCATCTTTTCTAGGCTTTATAGGATCAGTCATCTATAGATAAAATCTATTTAACTCTACCATATTAGTAAAGAACGTCTACATTCTATTAGAGCTATCAGCTATCTTTGCCAAAACAGCCAAAGAATTAAGACTGTCTAATTTTCGTTGAACTTGTGAAGTTTTCATAGGATCTCCTATTGCTTGTGAATATTCATTCAAAACAAGCCGATGACATTTTTCAATGCGTAAAGAAGGAGAGTCTCTATATTCTTCTGTTTGCATTGCAAATCGTCTGCCTACAACAACAGCAGCAAGTTGATTAAAAGCAATAATTGCTTGTTCTTTAGTAATGAGATCATTCATCCTTTTGCCCTCATTTTTTGTTCCCAAGATTCATTCATTCTTTCTTGTGCGGTAATTGGACAAGGATCAGGGTCTTCATCAGCGTTAAAGAATTTATCTGCTTGATAAACAAATTCTTCTATGTCGTTGTGAAGGTATGAAAGATCTTGATCAGGCTCCCACCTTTTTTGATCTTCTTTAACGATTTCGTCAAGTCGTTTAACGATCAACTCAACTTCGGAATACAAACTAAGTTTTTGGTTTTTCATTGGTTTAAAGAAAGGGCCATTCATGATGACCCTGTATTGGTTTTTAAAGAAAGTCTTCGTCTAAGTTTTCGTAATAAGACTCTTCTGTTTTGCTTTCTGTCTCAGATTTTTTCAAATGTGGGCTTTCAAGCATGACTTCCGTATCTGGAGGAGTAAAAACATCGTTTTTATTTTTGACTTGCATAAAAAAGTCTGCTCTTGAAAAAAACTGAGCCATCAGTTTTGATTGTTCATGCTGATGATCAGCAATGTCTTCCAAAGCTTCGGCAATCCTTTGCATAGGATCAATGTCTTGGTTGTCTCTTCTCATTGATTTAGAAGTCAGGTTGAGTGTTTCTTTCGATTTTTCTAGGACTGATATTGCCATAGCAACCATATCCATCGTTTGAGTTCATGCCTTTGCCATTCAAATAGACAACAGGTTTTTTCTCTTCTCCATTTTCTTTACTCCAAACTTTACCTTGTTTATGCTTAGAAGTATCAGCCTCTAATGCCATTAATAGATCA